ATGCCAAACTCAGACCTGCTCCCTTCCCTGCTGTTCAAGATCAACGAAAACCAGCTCGCCCTGGAGGCCGCCATCATGGAGCTTTCGAACTGGGTCGAGCAGCGCGGGGCGGCCGAGGTTGCCGACAATGTGCGCGGCGCCCTAGAAACAATCGACCGTAATGAGGAATTCATTAAGATGACACTCGCGGTCCTAATGACGCCCGAGTAACAGCAGAATTTTGCCGCTAATACTTATACAAGGATTCGAACCCTTAGTTTTCTTTTGCCAGACACGAACCGGACGCCGCCTTTGGCAATGGCAAACTAGCTCTTTCGAGAACGCTGACACACTCTGCTCGGCCTTGCTCTATATCAGACTTCCCCCAGCAAGCCTGCATTGAATATCCGCCAGAATAACAATTTTTCGCTAGTTGTTTATTTTTCTCCTTTTCAGAAAGCCCTAGCTCTTGCGCCACACCCTCAGTTGCTGTTCGGCATCTGCATGCCGAGTCTAGCTTTTCAATTTCGCACCTTAGTGTAGATGCGCATTTCTCCAAGAAAACTTGTTTTTCGCTAGCTGTTACCCTGTCCATGCACTCAACATAATTTTTGTGTAGGTTTACAGCATTCGCCTCTGTAATCCCTGGCTTGCTCATGAATACACCCTTCAACTCATCCGCTACGCCAGCGCTGAATTCCCCGCCTCGCTCCGCAATTATTGCTTTTATATGAGCAGTGGTATCAGAATCAATACCAGCGCTGCAATAAGCGATTGCATTTATGACATCCGGCTTAATATTTTGGGTAGGTGGTACGCACCCTGAAATAGTTAGAGCCACTAGAACAACGAAAAGGAGACGGTTTTTTTTCATGATTCGCCCAAAATTAGAAGCAAGGAGACACATAAAGTTTTCTTTCGAACTTTAGCCTAGTCGATTTCGTCCGCCGCGCTAGAAAATTTAAAGCCCCTAATTACTACCATCATATTCTCGGCCAAACGATCAATCTGTTATTACCAGCTCCGCAAACCAGATCCGCTATTTCTGGTTCCATTACAAGCTTTTATCAGTTCTCCCACATTTTTTATCCGCCCGCTAGAACAGGCCGAAGAGCACCATTTCGGCGCGGCTGACTACCCAGTAGGCCCCTTGATTGTCCTCGACGGTCTCATGCCAGTGTCACGCACTCGGCCGACGACGACGCCACCCCGCCCGATCCAATGACGTGTGAAACCGACTCGACCTGCCACAGCCGATTAGCGCTGGCGCGATGGTTGCGCACATCGAGCCGGCCCTCGGCGACCATCTCAGGCGTCAGCGGTCGGGTGATGGACATGGTGGACTTGCCGCGCTGTAGCTTTTTCAATTGCGCCGCCGCCGCGTCCTGGGCGCTCTTTTGATCCGTATGGGTTTTGCGGATGATGTAGCGCGGGCCCGCCTGACTGTCGGCGTCTTCAGTCGCCTCACTGCCGTTGTCCGGGGCATCGCCGTACACCGACACCGCGCCGGCAACTATGCCCGCGACCACCGGCACCTTGCGCTGCTCGGCTTCGTTGAACCAATACGCGACCACCGACTGATAGTCGTTGCGCTCTTGGATCGTGACCCGCCCGCTGCTGTTCTCCGGGTCACTAATTACGATGGTCGGCAGGGCCGCGCCGGTGACGGTCTGGGCTAGACCTTTGGGCACCACCACCAGGCGACCGCCGACCGGCTTCGCCACGGCGCCCAGCTCACGAGCCAGGCGCGTCAGCAGGTTCATATCGGACTCGGCACGCTGGTCGATATGGCTGAAAACATGCTTAGCCAGGTCCGGCGCCACGGCCGCGATGTAACCATGCTCGGTGGCCATCTTGGCAACCAGGGCGCCCAGGGTAATCCCGTCGAACGTGGCGTCACGTGGGGCCTTGATCCCGCCCAGCATCTTGGCCGCTTTGCCGTGAATCACTAACGCCTGATCGTCTAACGGCTCTTCCAGTTCGTCGACCTGATAGGCGCCTTTGAACACCAGGGCGCCCGGCTCGCCAATCCACACCTTGAGTTCCGCGCCCGTCGACGGCAGACGAATCAGGTTGTCGCGGTTATCCAGCTCAATCGCCACAGTGTCGCTGTCCTCGCCGGCGGAATCTTGCAGGGTCATCTTGATAAAGCGCTTGCGCAGCATGGCGGTAATGTCGGCATCGTTGGCCGTGATTCGGTAGTCAGCTTTTTTCATGGTCGTCCTCAATCCCACAGCGACACTTGCCCGGGCGCTTGCGCCGGGGCCAGGTCTGGCAATTCAATCAACAGCCCTTCAGGCAGTACCGCGCCCCGCCGGCAAAGCCCCGGGTTGGCCTCTAAAACCGCTTCGGTGGTCCCTGGGCGAGCGCCGTAATGCACATGACAAATGGCGTCCAGCATGTCGCCCGGCCGGGTGCGGTAAGTCCTCATGCTTCATCCTCCCCGTACTCGGAAATTGACAGCGATCCCTTGCGCGCCAGGGGCGTGCCGTCCTTAAGGAAAAATTCGTCCGCCACGGTCAAGCCGTCGATCACCCACAACCCCAGGTCGGCCCCCGACTGTTTTAACTGGCCCTCCACCTTGGCCGTACCACCCGACACCAGGCGCAACGGCTCGCCCGCGTCGCCCATCATGCGCAGGCGGTCGAACAGCAACACGTCCGCGCGCGACTGCGGGTAAACGGTGATGTCGAAGGTTTTGCTTGTGCTGTCGGGGCCGTGAAACTGCTTGCCGGGCTTGGCCCCGTAACGATCCTTTTTCGCCCAGCGCCAGGCCATCGAGGTCGACAGCCCTTGATATTCGGCCGTGGCCACGCTGAAGCGAAAGTCGCCCAGCGCCATCATTACTTCAGACATACCCCTCCCCGCGAAAACCGCCCGGGGGCGGTTTCGCTATTTAGCTCTTTCGCTATTTCGCTTATTAGCCTTGGCCATCACCCAGGCGGCCGCGCTGCGACCGGCTGGCCTGACGGTCGCGGGCATCCAGCTCGGCGCGCACCTTCTTGGCGACCGCCTCTTCAGACATACCGGGTTGCGTCTGCACGACAATGTCACCGTACTGGCTGACCTGCTGCGGGGCAGCGGCCATGCCCGCCGGTGACGCCACCATGCCAACGGGTGCCGCCGCCGGGACATGCGGACCACCGACAGCCGACGCGCCGGGCGGGGCCCCACCGACGGCACTACTCGGCCCGGCCGCCGCCACCGGCGAATCACTGCCAAACAACCCGCCGGCGAAATCCTTGATGGCCGTGATAGGCGCCATAGTCTTTTGTGCGATCCACTCCATGGCCGAACCACAGGAAGACTTGATGCCCGCCCACAGCGTCGTGAAGAACCCCGTCAGCGGCTCCCACGCGGCAGTCACCATGCCCAGGGGCGACCAGGTGAACAGTGACTTGATGAACTCCCAGCCCGCGCTAAACACAACTTTGATGCCGTCCCACAGCGTCGTGAAGAGCCACGCCAACGGCTGCCATACGGCCGCCACCAGGCCCGCAGGTGACCAGTTGAACAGCGCCTTGATGAACTCCCAGCCCGCGCTAAACACAACTTTGATGCCGTCCCACAGCCCGCCAAAGAAGCCTTTCAGCGGCTCCCAATAGCGCACCACCAAGGCCACTACAGCCACCAACGCCAGCATGCCGGCAATCACCAGGCCGATAGGGTTGGCCGACATGGCCACGTTTAACGCCCATTGCGCCGCCGTCATCACCGCCGCCCCTACGGCAAACGCTCGACTGGCGGTGCCCAGCAGGAACACCCCTGTTGCGGCCGCCATAGCCCGAACCCGCGTTACGAGTAACGCCGCTTGCGTGCGCAGATTGGCCACGGTGAAGTATTTCAGCGCAGCGACGGCCAGCATCAGCCCATCGGAGAGGAACGCGAAGCCAAAGCGGGCGGCAATCGACGCGATCTTCAGGCCCACCAGCCCGACCAGGGCGAAGCCAATCACCTTGGAGAGAAACGGGAAGCGCTCGACCAGGCTGCCGATCAGGTTGGCCAGCTGGCCCACGCCGCCGGCGGCAAACATCATCGCCGGGGCGAACACCGCCCCCAGGCTCACACTGGCGTTCTGAATGCGCTGGCTCATCAACTTGAACGACTCGTTCGGGCCGCTGTTCATGATTTGAGCCATACGCTCAGTGGTCGACATCCCCGTTTTCAGCGCTTCGCCCATGCCGCCGATGTTCTTTTTCAGCGAATCAATTTCGGGGTACAGCAGCTGGATCAAGGCGATAGCTTCGTCAGTACCAAACGCCTTTTTCATCTCCTGGGTTTCCATCGCGTCCAGGGTGTCGCCGTACTTGTCGCGCAGCACTTCCAGAATCGCCGGCATCGACAACAGCTTGTCGTTGGCATCCATGAAAGAGACGCCCAGCTTTTCACTGGCCCCGGCGGCCGCGCCGATAAACGATCGGTATTTGGTGGCCGCTTCAGAACCGGACATCGTTAGCTGAAGCTGGCCGAGAATGGCCAACTGCTCGGCAAATGGAATGTTCGCCGACGTGGCGGTCGCGCCCAAGTTGGTCAGCGCCGCCGACATCTGCTGCCCGTCCGACTTGAACACGTTGACCGTTTCAACCAGGCCCGCCGCGAAGTACTTGCCGAACTCAATGTCGCGTTCTTCCGCGCTCATCTTGTCCCAGCCCGCGACCACCGTTTTACCGAAGTCGTCGAACTGGCGGCGATACACGCCGTATCCGGTCGACATCAGCGAGGTCATTTCGGCGGTGGTCGACTTGGTCGACTTCGCCACCAAGGCGGCAATTTTGGTGAAGTCGCCGATAGCATCGGCGCCCAGGGTATCAATCGCCGACTTGATTTCGACCGCGCCTTCGATGAACTCCTTTTGCGTGGTGCCCGACCACATGTTCGAAAACTCTTTGGCCTTGGCGGTAATCGAATCAATGCCCGCCTGATCCAGCCCCAGGGCTAAGCCGTCATTGCGCGCGGTGACTACTTCGCCATAGGCGTCGACCAGCTGTTTCGCGCCGGCGATGGCCACCCCGACCCCGATGGCGTCACCCGCCGCCGACATTTTCATGTCGCTGTTGCGCTGCTTGATTTCTCCCAGGCGCTTTTGCTTTTCGGCGACCAGGGCCAAGGCTTTCTGCTCCTTGGCCAATTGCTCGTTGTAACGACGCGTGCGCATCTCGATCAGCCGCGTGGCTTCGGAAAGCCTGCCCGTGTTCACCCCCGTGGCCGAAAGCTGCTGGCCGGTGCGCTGCAGCTCCAGGCGCTCGGACTGCTGTTGTGCCTGCAAGCGTTTGACCTGTTCGGCCGCCCGGGTAAATTCATCCGTCATTTTGCGGGTCGGGTTGGCCGTGGCATTCAGCTGCTGCCCCAGGGCCTGCGCTTTGGATTGAGCCAGGGCCAGGGCCTGCGCTGTCTGGCCGGTGCGCGCCTCAAGCGCTTTGAAGTGCTCGATGTCCTTAGAGGTATTGCCCAGGCGCGACAGCTCGGACTGGGTCGCCTTGATTTTTTCGCCCATCCGCGACGTGGTATCGGTCACCTTCAGAATGGGCCCGGTGATTTTGTCCACCAGGCCCATGATCAGGTTTAGCCGCATAGAATTCGACATAGCCCACCCCAAAAAAAAGGCCGGGCGGCCCCTCTCAGGACTGCCCGGCCCGGCCCTGCTCGTATCGAGCAAGCGCGATCTTGTGCCAACGCATCAGCTCTTCAAGCCGCATGCGCTCCGTCGTCAGCGCATCCCAGCCGGTGAAGACCAGGAAAATGTCGGCTTCCGCCTCCATTACTTCGTGCGGTACGGCGGTCAATCCGTGAAAAAAGCGACCACCTCCGTCTGCACATTCAACAGGTCTTTGGGGGCCAGCATGTCGAACTCGTTGGCGGTGATATTGGCGATACGCGGCACGAGAACACGGTGCGCGTTCACGCCCATGCGGATCACGTCGAACATGTCCAGGCCTCGCAGTTCGCCGGCGCCTGGCTCGCGAAAGGTGACTTCAGTGATTTCGGTTTCGCCGCGCTTGATTGGACGGGTCAGGGGTACAGGCTTGCTCATGGGGATTCCTCGAAAATGGGGCAAAAAAAACGCCGGCCCTTACTGGGCCAGCGCTGCGCGAATTTCTTTGTTGCGGTCCACGCCGTTGACGCGGAATTCGTTGTTGAGCTTGTCGATGTAAATCAGCTCCTTGCCGTCCACCTCAAAGTGGAACAGCTCGACCGCAATGGCGAATTTCATGGTCGCCTCTTTTTCCGGCGCCCATTCGTTGAACTCGGCGGACTTCCAGAAGCCTTGCATCCGCACAATCACCGTCTTGATGATGCCGCCCACGTCGACCGCACCACGCAGCGTGAACACCTCTTCACGGCTGTCACGCGCGCCCAGAAGGCCGGTAATGCGCTCGGAGTAGTCAGAGATAGTGACATCGCACTCCAGCTTTTCCAGGCGGCCCAGGTCGCGCTCGATGTCACCCGCGACGCCGGCCAGGGTCTGGTCCATCGTCTTGGTCACAACCTTGGGCAATGTGGCGGTATTACAACGGCCGGCAAATGATTCGTCCTTGAAGAACGAATTCACGTCGACCAAAACACTAGGCAGCTTGGCGCCCATGGATCACCCCCTTATTCGAAAATGGCTTCGTTGTAGCCGTTGCTGATGTGCTGACGGAACGTCATGCGTTCGGCCACGTCGTAGAAGCCCAGGTCGTAATCCCAATACACCTGGCCGGTGCCGATGGCGGCTTGGTTCAACTCCTTGTCGACCCAGCATTCGCCGCCGCTGATCACGTCGCGCGACTTCAACCGGCGGATCAGCTTGTTGACGCGGTTTTTCACGCCATCGACGTAACCCTTGGTGACGTTGCGGTCGAGCAATTCTTGGTGCGCGTACAGGATCGAATCGCCGACGATGTAGCGAATCCGCTGGTGCGGCATCATCACGGAATTGGCCAGGCGGTTGCCGTACAGATACCAGCCGCCTTGCTGATTGACGATCACCGCCACGTTCTTGCTGTTGTACAAGTTGGCCTTGCTGGTGGTGCTGCCGATGGCATGATCGATCACTTCGGACGTGCCGAGGATGCCGAAGATTTTCCGGCTCGACGCACTGCTCCAATAGCCTTCTTCATTGTCGACGCGCACGATATGCCCGGCGATGGTCGGCGAAGCCTTGCGGGTCACAACCTCGCCGGTGTCTTCGTCCAGCACCTTGACCCCGCAGTTCACGAACAGCGTTTCCTGATACAAGGCCGCCTCGGCGATCACCGGCGTGTAACCGGACTCGCTGCCGTCGATGATCGGGATAGCGTTCAGCTTCTTGGCGATGGCTTCCATTTCCGCGCCGACGCCGACAAGGTGGCTGAACTCCGGGGCGATGATCAGCCGCGGACGCACGCCGACCAGCGATTCGGCGGCCAACAGGGCTTTAAGGCCGGTGTATTGGCCGGTTTCGTTGTTGATGCTGCCGACCACGTTGGCCAGCTGCGGCGCCTCTTCGGCGTCCACGTCGACGCGCACCACCACTACCACCGCGCCGGTCTGCCGATAGATATCCTTCAGGGCGTTGCGCAGGGTGCCGGTCGTGCCCGCCTTGGCGATCAGCTTGTCGCTGTTGCACAGCACCGGGACGTTAAGCGGGAACACCAGCGGGTCGGCATCGTCGCCGGTGGCCACCAGGCCGATGGTCGAAGCCGCCAGGACTTCGATAGGACGGTCGAGGTTTTCGAGGAAAAACTGCTCGACACCGTGCAAGTAATTAGCTGCCATGGGCATGCCCTCCAGAAAGAAAGAGCCCCGGGCGAGCCGCACCGGGGCGAAAAAAAACCGCTTGCGCGGCTTCGTGGTTACTTGAGACAGGCCGGCGTGTCCGGCCAGGCCACCGCGAACGGGTCGGCGCCCTCGGGCAGGACTTCGCGCAGGGCCTGCCGGTAGGCGACCACCTCGGTGCGCTGCGCCTCCGTCAGCGGACTATCCGCCGCCTGCGTGTGGTCGGTGGCGGCCAGCAGGCGGGCCGCCCTGGCACGCACCGCCGCGCCCTCCATCATGCGGACAGCTTCGGGCGATGGTTGGGGAAGTTGCTGGACAGGCATTAATCACCTCGCGTTAGAAAGCCACAGTGTCGGCTAGGGAAATTTTCGCCGTCAGGTCGCCGACATTGAAAAGCCGGCCGTTACCGACGCGCATGGTGTCGATTCGAATCGTGGAGAAATACGCATTCGACAACAGCACGCGCAGCACAATATCGCCATTCGCGGCCTTATAAACGGCCGGGGTCAGGTTGCCGAAAGCCGCCGTGTTAATCAGCGTCAAATCGGGCTTATAGCAGTAACCAACAATGGTTTCGTCGATAATCTTGGCCGCACCGTAGTTGTAACCCTTGATATTGAACCAGAACATTTCCGTGTGAATGTTTACATTCAGCGGAATCTTAAAGTGTAAATACACATTCAAGTTTGTTCCGAGGTCGAGGTTTTCAAACCCCGAGTTAAGGTGAACGCCTGCGGGGCCGCCCAGCGAGGCGATAAAGCCCTGAAAGATGTTGCGGCGAATAGTGCCATAGGCATTCGGGTCGCCCTCCAGGTCCTTTTGATTTCGCCATTCGAGGAACTCGGCTTCCGCCTCGCTCATGCGCTGGTCAATCTCGCCGACCTTCCCTTCGACGGCACCCGTCAGGGTATTAGCCGCCGTCACCAAACTGGCAACTTGAGACTCAAGGCTCAAAGTTAATACTCCTATATCGCGTTTATCTTAGTGGCGCCTTTATTGAACTTTTCACTAGGCCGCCAATCCCATCGTCCGCACTCGCCATTAGCTAGGACCGTCGTCGTACATGTCGCGAAAGTTGTCTATCGGGTAAGACTCGCCGACCGCGCGCATACCGGATTCTTCGGTAAACGGCTGGATCGACAGACTCTTAATCTCCATCCATTGTTCGGCGAAGTCGGCCGTCTTGCCCGCCCAATGGTTGCCCACCGCCGAGGGAAACCACAGACCGACCCAGAACCGCCCAGGAATATCCGGCACCGATGTCGTTAGCGTGTGCTGGAGGTCGCCGTCGATGTAAAACTCCACGCGCGGCGTCTCGCCCAGGTGCCAGTCGAAACGGAATTCGTGGAAGTTGCCGTCGTTGGTCTGGACACCGTGATCGATAAAGTCGTCGGTGTATTCGGTCCAATAGTCCGGGTCCGCTTCGCCGACATCCCAATTTCGATTCTCGCCACGCCAGGCGTTGAACCGGGCGTTTCGGTAGCTGACAACCTCCATGTCTGGCGCCCCCTTCAGGGCGGTCGGAATCTCGATGTCGATTTCGTGGTTCCGCACGGTGTAGTAACCGGCCTCGGGATTGCCTGCCTGGCGCAGGCCGTCCGCGACATGCCGGTCAAACAACGGATGCCCCGGGTAGCCTTCTTCGTAATGGAAGGTCCAGAACGCCGATACCACGCCGTCTTCGCTCGGTAGCTTGGCCAACACGCGATAACTGCCGGGCCCGTAATAGTCACGCGTCACGATGCAGCCACCAATCCGGGTCGTGCGTGCCAGCGGCTGGCCTTGCCTGTCGACGCCGCGTATTGGCCCCGGGTAGCTATCGCCGCACGCGCGAACCCGCAGCAGGCCGGCCGCCGCGTCATGGATCACGTTGTCGGCCACGACCCCGCCATTTGCCCCACCCCAGGCCTTATGCGCCCGGACCAGCGCACCGCGCACCTCGGCGCGGCTGGCACTGGCAAAGTCCAGATGCAGCGTTTTAGCGCGGGACTGAAACGGGCGCACGGTGAACGCCTTGGGCGTCGACTGCTGCTCGCCGGCGCTGACATAGACCTCGTAATCCCCCGGCGGGATGTCCGGCACGGTGGCAATAATCTGGCTGTCCGTCGCCTTCAGGCTGTAGTCACCGGCCGAGTATTCGACCCGTGTGGCGCGGTTGCGCCACTTGACCTGTGAAGCCACGGGGCTGATCAAAGCGTTTTGCACGCTGTCGCTGACATACGGCGCGTTACGCAAGAACCAACTGCGCACAGCGCCGGCCAGGTATACCGTCGCGCCCGGGGTCGTCGTGGAACTGCGCGGGAACTCCTTGCGCTCCACCGGCTGGCCGTAGAGCCATTGGCTTCGACTCACTGCCACCCGCGCCCGGAAGGGCGTGTCGACTCCGCCAATGCCGCCAATGATGAACTTGACCGGCACGGTGATCGTACCCACCGGGAACGGTCGCCCCCGCGAAACATTGCCAACAAACACTTCTGTCTGCCCGTTGTCGCTGTCATAGAGCAAACCGATGGTCGAGTTCGCCGGCACGGCGGTCGACCAGTTGGTCCCGCCGCCGGTTTGATGGTTGAACTTGCGGCCGCTGATGGTGTTGGTCGCCCAGCCCACGACCCCCGGCGCTGACGCCAGGTTGGCGCCGACTTCGGCAACGCCAAAGTGCATGTCGTAGGTCGTGTGATTGGCAATCTCGATGTAATAGGCGCCCGTGTTCGGCGGCATCACATCCCCAGGCTGCGCGCTCCGAAAAGTGGCGGTCGCGTTATACAGCTCATCAGGCCCCACGATGGTCAAGCCCGCGTGGGTGTTGCCCGTCTTGAAATACTCCGCGTCAACCACCGTCACGCCGTCAGCGACCCCGCGCCCGATCAGGAACGCCGCGTCCGCCTCGACCATTGAGGGGGTGAAATACGGGATACCGCCCTGCTGAATCACCTGCGCCCCGCGATCAGAGCGCATTGTGATCGTCGCCGGCGCCCCTGGCTCATGCTTGATCCACACCCCTGACCAGCGCCCGGCCTGGCACGCGCCCGGCAGGGTCAGCTCCAGGCGGCTGGACCCTTCCCAGGTGAACGTCAGGTCACCGGCGCCGTTATACGACAGGAACAGCCGCTGCCCGGGCACGCCGGCGTAAAACAGGAAGACGCGGGACGCGCCCACCGGCAGCGCCGCCGGGCAAAACTGAAGCCCGAGCAGCCACATTTTTTGACCGGCCGCGCCGCCTAGGCCCAGCACCCCAAGCAGGTCGACGCCGCCTTCCGCGTCAGTCGGCTGGCGAAGGTATTGATGCCGGGCCGCATCGAACAGCAGGCCACCATCCGCCTCGCCCGAGGGCGCCGGCCCCTCGCCGTTGTCGCCGTAGCCGATCAGATTGCCGGCGTTCTCCATCAGCTCGCCCAGGCCGGTGCGCAGCGGATAGAAGTAGTAGTCGGTGGGATTGGGCAGCCCACTGTCGGACAAGCCGCGACCGTCTAGCTTTAGATCGGCCTGCCCGGGCGTGCCAGCCCTGAAGCTCAGGGCCTCCACCTCCACCGGCGCTGTCGGCGAACTTGCCTCGCCGTCGAAGACCTCGACCCAGCGACCTCCGACGCCGACCAGCTTAGCGCGGGCACGGGACCACTTGCCGCCATGCGAGGCATGCAGCGCGACGGGACGTTTCCACTGCTCGCCGTGGCCGAAGAACAAGTTGTTTTTAGACAATTACCCATTCCTCCCCATCTTTCGGCACGCCGGTCGGGGCGGCCCTCGATACCGTCAGGCCGGGCAGTGCGCCACCGGCCCCACTACCGCCCGAACCATTCACGCGGAACAGCAAAGTGACGTGCCGCGCCATGTTGCCGACGATGGCCGCCGCGTTCGCCAGGTACTGCTCGCCCCAAGCCGCCAGCGACAGGTTCGCGCCGGTCCCGATCACCGTCACCGAGTTCGCCGGTAGGGCCGCCAGCACCAAGTCGAAGCCCAGCAGCAGCGGGACCGGCGCGGCCTTGTAGGCCATCGGCGTCGGCGACGACCACACGGCGAACAGGGTGCCGTCGGCCAGGTAGAAGGCGGCCTCCTTGACCCAATATTCGGCCTCGCCATCGGCCAGGGCGGTGACGTGAATTTGCGTGTCACTGACCCGCTGGCCGTCAGCGATGGCCACGCGTTGCCGCTCGTCTCTCAAGCCGAGCTGTTCCCTGTCCGGGTCATAGCCTTCGGCGCCCAGGGCGATATGCGTAATCTGCGCGGCCACGCCCGTACTGTCGGCGTTCCAAACGGCCGCCAGGCCTTTGGTCGTAATAACCGGAATCAGCGCCGTCACGTTCCCACCTCCATAGCTACACGAACCACAGACACCCCGCCGCACGCGCCGCCCATCAGGACCGGCACGGCACGCAAACTGGCGTCGATTTTTAGTTTGCCGTCCCGCCGCGCCAGGGCGGCAGCGTTCACGGCCGACCCAAGCGCCACAGCATTCGGGCCGAATTTCACACCGACCCTGAAGGTGAAGTGCGAACGCGCATTCTTGGCACTCCGCACCGCCGCCATCAGCTGCCCATATAGCTCGGCGTTCAGGATCACAGCCTGACCTGGGGTCAAGTTCTCATTTGCCCAGGCGGTCAAGGTGAAGGTGCCCGGCGCGGTCGGCGGGCTGGCTTCAAACCATTCGGTCAATTCGACCTCGACCCCCAGCGCCTTGAGCGCCGCCACCACCGCCGGGCGGGTGCCCTTGATACGGTGCAAGTCCAGGCTGCCGGCAACTACGCGGCGCTTGACCGACTCGGGCCAGTCACTGCGCCACTGATCGACCGACACCGCCCACGCCAGATAGGGCAGTGCGTCAAGCGGGCAGGCCCATGGGTCCCACAGCTTGGCGATGGGGATGTCGACTTGCTCGATGCGCGACAGCGCGACATCCAGGTCCCGCTCCAAGTCGGCCAGGTTGGCCGGCAAAATGCTGGCGGTCATACATAGCCCCCAATGGTCACCGCCAGCGCTTCGCAGTAGGGCGCTTGGCTGGCGGTACACACCACGTCGGACCAGGCCGACAGGCGCACTTCTTCGACACCCTCGACGCTTAGCGCGGCGTGCAAGGCCGACTCCACGACCCGGGCCTTTAGCCGGTGCTGCCTGTCCAGATACGCCCGGGCCGACGCCTCGGCAGCCTGGCGGACCAGCTCGGGGTCGGGGCCTTGCTTCAGGTGCAGGGCCGCCGTGACGCTGTAGCGGACCACCGAGGCCGGTAGCACGCGCAGGCGGTCGGTTAGCGGGCGGCGATGCTCCATGTAGGCCGCCACGGTCGTCAGCAGCACCGCCGACGGCGTGCCGTCGCCCTTACCGCTCAAGACGGTTAGATCAACCTCGACCGGCGCCGGACTGAACACCGAAGCATCCTTAACGTCCGGGTGGGCACTCCGCGCGCCGAACTTGTAGGCGCCATCCGGGCCGGCCACCGACAGCCCTTCGGGCGACTCCTGCAAGCGCGCCCGGTAGACATCATCGGCCTCGCCGACCAGGCGCACGACGGGCGAGCCGTCCGGGTGCCGGTAGTAGGTGGCGCCCAGGTGATCGAGTTGCGCCCCCACCGCGAACGCCAGCACCAGGCCGCGCGCCTGTTCGTTGGCGTCCTGGCGCACCAGTAGCTCACGAAAGGCGCCGGCCAGGGCGACCCGAAACGCCGGGTCGGCCGGGCTGGCATTCTCCAGGCCAGCTGCGGCGGCCACTGCCTGCACAATTTCTTCATGCGCCAGCTGCTCGATCACCGTCAGCGGCGGCAGCAGGGCCAAGTTAATTCCTTCCATACGCGATGCCCTCTAGTTCCACGTCCAACGCCTTGTCGTTGACCAGTAGCTGGCCGCTTATGTAAATCTCGACGTGATGCGGCGCCGGCTGGTCGACGCGCATGGTCGACAGCCGGAAGTCCTCTAGGCCGTTGCCCTTGTTGTTGATGGCCTCGGCCAGGCGGACATAGGCGTCCATGTAGAATCCGCTATCGACGTTGCGGTCGAGCATTTCGAACAGCCGCGAACCGAAGTCGCGGCGACCGACCAGCGAACCGATGGGCGTGGCGATCACGTCGCTAAGCCGCTGCCACAGATAGGGCACGCCACTGATCAGGCGCCCCGTGTTCCTGTCAGTTCCTTGTTTCATATGGTTCTCTACTGCTGGGCGTCAGGGGTCGGACTAGAGCCGTGCTTGTGGCCGTTGTAGATGTCGCGGTCGGCGCTCATGTTGCGCACCGCGTCGCCGATTTCGGCGTCGCCTTTGATGTCGCCCGTTACGCGTAACGTGCCGTCGATCTCGGTGTCGCCGGTAATCTTGACCCCGCCCGGGGCGACCACTTCGGCGCGACCGCCGGCGGGCAAGTCGAGGCGATGCAAGTGCGCCTTGCGGTCGTAGGACACCGACCCGCCATCGCCGTACTGGATCAAGAACAGATCGGGGTCACTCGATGGCGCGACAAAGTCTTTGTGATAGCTGCCCGGTAGGATCTCGCCCAGGGCCAGGTCGCCCTCACTGATCACCGTGACCCCTTCACCCTCTTCAGGACACCACCAGACAATCGCCTTTCCAGTTCGGACCGGCTTCCAGGGCAGCCAGCCAGTCGTCATGCCTGGCCCGTACTGGACCCGCGCGACGGCCTTGATGGGGTCGACCTCGGCGATCTTGCCGCGCACCACCATTTGGGCCACGCGGCGCTCCAGCTCTTCCAGGCGTTGCAACACATCCATCACACCACCCGCTGATAGTTACCTTCGTGGTCTTGCCCGATGTGCGGCGATTCGCCCAGGAACACCTCGACCGCCGGACCATCGACCGGCAATTCCCAGGCCTCACCCAAATGAGCGGTTTGCTTCCAGCTCACCAGCCAGCTCTCGAAGCCTTTTTCGCCCGGGGTGAACAACCCGGGGAACGCCTCTAGTTCGGCGGCACGCTCGACGAAATCCAGCCCCCAACGGGCGCCGTCGATCAGGCGCAGTAAATGGGCCGCGAAGTTGCGCACTTCTAGCTGGACGTTTTCGGTCTGCGCGCTTAAGACACAGTGCGCGGTCCATACCAGCTCCATCGGTGTCCGGCCGCCTGTGGCGCGCCCAGCTGGGCGAATCTCGGCCAGCTCCAGCAGCACTGCCGGCGTCTTGATCGATTTGCTGTTCGGGTCCACGGGGTTGTACATGTCCACGGTCGTCAGTCGCGCACCGAACCGCTCACGTATGGCCGCGATAATCCGGTTATGCAATTCGGTCAGGTCGACTTGCGATTCGTCAGGTTTTCCGCTCATGGTTCACCGCGTAGTTGATTTCTTGTTCGATCAGCTCGGCAAACCGCGCCAGAGCGCGCCGCTCGTAACGGCGAAACACTTCGCCGGCCATGTCGGCCAGCTCGATGCCGACCCGCACCACCGGGAAACGCCCCCGGTTGCTGCTGTCATTGCTGCCGCCAAGATCAAGAAAGCGCTGGCTGCCCCCGCCATTCTTCCGACTCATGGCCGGCAGTTGCAGACCCAGCGCCTGGGCGCGGCTTTTGCGAATCCAGACCCGCGCCACCCCGTCGTAAACGCTGCGATAGAACGCCCCGTCGAAGCGCCGACCCGCTGCCGTGGTGCCCTTCTTGCCCTGCCGGGGTCGGCCAGCGTTCTCGGCCGGCAAAGGCAACGTGCCAAACCAGAGGATTGTCACTTGTTCAGCGCCAGAGCCGGCCGTGGTCGTGCTCCAGCGCGTTTTTAAGCTTTTCTGCGGCACCCGTAGGGCCTGGCTGATTTCGCGCGCCATACGCGTCGACAGCCAGCGCATGGTTTTACGTCGGGCTCGCTCGCCGGCCTTCGTCACCTGCTCCGGGGTGGCCTGAATCTGCGCGGTGACGCGGGTGATTTCCTGCGCGAAGTTCAGTTGAAAATTAACGCCACTGGCTGCCATGGCTTCCACCCTCCCCTGCGGCGGGTTCGTCCAGGCTGTCAGCCAGCCAGAGGGTCAGCCAGCCCGCACCGTCGGCATAGGGCTCAGGGCAAAAGTAAGCCTTGCCCTTGATGGTCAGCCGCCACGCTTTGCTAATCCCGGCTAAGCGTGGGTCGCCGGTGGTGAACACGGGTTGCCGGCGCTTGAATTTCAAGCCACCAGAGCCGGCGCTCGTGCCTTCTTTGCGATGCTCAAAATCAATCTCGGCATTGTCGAAAATGCCCTCGACATCGAAGCGCTCGCCGGTGTCCGTCAGGACCTGCGCCGTGGCGTCCTTACAAATCAGCATCGTCCGTTCAACAATGTTAAATCGGCTCACGACTCCCCCTTTTCGCATGCGAAAACCGACCCGCCTGGGCGGGCTTTCGGCTGCGAAAAGCCCCGCACTGGGCGGGGCTCTCGGTACAGCCTGGCGACGCTTAGGTCACGTTCTGCAGCAGCAAACCGCACTCTTTGGCAATCACCAGTTCCTTGACCTGCTCACCGACGCGCAGACGGTAACCGCCCTTCAGGCCGACGCTTTCGTCGTACCAAGTGCCGGCAAAACGGTCGTCATACTGCGCGGTAGCACCCCAGGTCAGGGTCCCGGCCGGAATCTCGACGTTGGGCGCTTGGTAGGTGAACGCGCAATGACCGGCCCACACCCGTTTGACCTCGGCCGGCTTGCCCTTCTTGGCGATGTTCACGCGGCTTTCGCCGATGAACACGTTTTCGATTTCCAGCAGTTCCAGCAGCTGGGCAATGCTCACCACGCCTTTGTCGCCGCTGTTGCCATGGGCCGCCGCGACCATGCTGCGGTTGACCCGCAACTGGGTCCACTCGGCGCGGCCGATGGTCAGCGTGTTCGGGCGCATCAGCGGGCCGTCGAGCTGGGCCAGCAAGAACGGCAACAGGTCAGCGTCGCGGTTGCTGAACTTCTCGTCGGCCGCCAGCGGCTTGCCGTAGGCATGGTTAGCCGGGTTGAAGGTGGCCCGGGCGACACGGACTTCGCGGTCCAACAGAATCAGGTCGGTCAGCGCTTCCGAGGCGTGGTCGAGCGGGTCGTAATCGCTGTTAGCGGCCTTGTCGATGTCGCTTTGCGGGACCACATCGTCCAGGCCGTAATCGGCGGTCGAGGCGTCTTTTTCTTCGGCCGCGAATTCGACTTCCTGGGCGGCACCCTTGCGGCTGATTTCGGTGTCGATATGGGTCAGGCGCTCGGCCTTGTCGTATTCGAACCATTTGAATTGCTCGCCGCCGACAGACTTGCGCGGCATCACCTGATCAGCGATCAGCTTGTCATTGCGGTAGGCAATGACGATCCCGGTACGGACCGGGTCAATAGGAAACGGGGCTGGCATGCTTGAATTACTCCAGGGTCAAATTAAACGGCCGGTACAAAGCCGCGCTCGATGAACACGCGGCCGATGGTTCCGGCGTCGCCGGTTTCGTCGGCGCGAGCGATGTAGGCTTGGCCAGCGGTCGCCTTCACCGCACGCCCGGCGATGTCGGCGGTCAGCAGCTCACCAAAGCCCACAGCGCCGCCGTATTCCAGCTCGGTCGGGCCGTTACGGATAACGTCGCAAACGGTGCCAGCCACGGCGCCCAGGCTGCCGGTCACGCCCATCAACGGCGCTTCGCTCGGCCCCGCGGCTTGCTTGAACTCGCCTTCAACATCGTCATAGGCGGCAATGCGGTACGGATCGGCATCCGTACCGGCGCGACGGCTTTCAATGTATTGACGCATCAGGCTTTACCTCCTTGGATCATTCGCACAGCGGCGGAAATGGTGATTTTGTTGCCCTTGGTGGCTTCGGCATCGACCAGGGTGCGGGCTTCAGCAGCCAGTGTTTTCGGGTCAACGGTGGTCTTTCCGCCCTGCGGTTCGGCGCCGCCCTTGACCTTGTTGGCTTCGGTATTGGCCGCATCGTGCAGGTAGTCGGCCCCGCCTTTTTTCTCGGCGGCGATGATCTGCGCGGCGGCTTCCGGGCCGCTGGTGGTGCCGTCCAGGGCCAGGGCCTGAATCAGCTTTTCGTGCCCGGGCAAGCTGTTGGCAAACACGGCGCTGACGCGTTGGGTTTCGGCGGTGCGGCCGGCGGCTTCACCTTCCGCCTTGCCAGCGGCGTGACCCGTCACACGGGCCGCCTCGACGGCGGTGGCCATGTCGGTCGCGCCGGTGGCGGCAATGGCGGCGAATGCGTCCGGGTGCTGGGCCTTCAGGGCGTCAGCAACGGCGGCCGCCGTCGCCCCTTCTGCGATAGTCAGAGGCATGTGGTTTGCTCCTACGTTGGTCTTGGCGGCGTTTGACGCCTTGAGTGGTTGAATCGGGCGCGACGACTGCCGGCCGCTTAGCTCGGCGATCAAGCCTTCCAAGCTGCCGAGGCGGTGCGCCATGCCCTGCTTTACTGCTTTGGCACCGATGAAGGTGCCGCCCCGGCCAAAGTCGGCCAGGACCTTGTCGCGGCCGACACCCATGTTTCGGGTCACCGCGTCGATGAACACGGTTTCGAGGTCGTCGACGATGGTCTGTACGGCGGTCTGGCCGTCCTCGCTGGTCGGGTCAAGCCGCTTATTCGGCGCATTGCTCGACACGACTTCGATGCGTTGTTCGCCCTCGACCGGCGGCAGGATGCGAAACCCCGCCACCGTGCCCACCGACCCCAGTTCGGCGGTCGCGTCGATCACCACTTCGGCACAGGCCGAAGCCATCCAATACGCCGCCGAACAGGCTTGGCCACCGACATAGGCGACGATCTTTTTTCGGCCCCGGGCCTGATAGATCATTTCGGCCATTTCATTCAGGCCGTTGACCTGGCCACCGGGCGAGTCGAACCACAGCACCACGGCGCGAGCCTTGGGATCTTCAATCGAAGCCGACAGCGACTTGGCCAGCGCCTCGGTCGAAGTGCCGCCGCAAATCTCGTGCATCCAACTGGCATAACGCGACACCACCCCGCGCACCTTGATCAGTGCCACCCCGTCGCGCAGCTCGACGGCCGGGGCCGATTTCATCCCCTCGCCGTCTTGCGTGGCCAGTGCATCCAGGCTGCCGGCTTTCAGCTCACGACGGGCGATGGCTTCCATGTCGGCCAGCATGGTCGGCGGCAGCGCCCAGGCTTGTGAGGCCAGAAACTGCAAGGCCATCAGCTTTTTCATGCGTCCCCCCCTGGCAGCAAAAGGCCCCGTTGGCGGTTGCCTTCGGGGCCTTGTTCGACGTTGTCGTCGTCATTGGGCGGCGCACTCGGTGCCGCCGGTTTGTACTTGCGGCGCTCCTCGATCACGCGCCGGTTGTTGATTTGCTCCCAGCCCTGGCCCAGCAAGTGACGGCTTTCCCGTTCGTGCGTGCTGATGCCGATCTTTAGCCGCTTCTCGGCCGCGTTGACCGCCTTCAGTTCGTCCAGCTCGCCCAGGTTCGGCCCGTGCCACAGCGCTTGGCAGTAGGCGCGGCGGACCAGCGGGTCCTGAAAGAACCCCGGTAAGCGCAAACGCCCCCGCGCCACCGCTTCCGCGATCACGGTTTCGTAATACGGCTGGCACACGTCGACAACAAAGTTCGCCCGGTCGACCATGATGTAATGGGCGAACTGCAACAGTGCCGCCCGGCTGGCCGAGTAACTGGCGGTAAAGTGTTTGATCAACACTTCAAACGGCACGCCAATGGCGCCGCCGATCATGCGCCAGAGCGCCGTTACGAACGGGTCAAAGGCCGCATTCGGTCGCCCCGGGTTGGCCGTTTCGATGCTCTCGCCTTCGTCCAGCTCGTACACCAGGCCGTCACCCAGGCGCAGGTCGCGGGCTTCGTCGCTGTCGTCGTCGCTGTCATCGGCGGCACCGCCCAGTCCGGCACCAGGCGAATAGGCATCACCACCGCCGCCATCGCGGTCGGACTTGATGAACACGGTAAATTTGGAGCTGATCACCGACGCCATCAATTCGGCGTCGATGTAGCGCCCCGCCTGCTTAATCACCTCGATCACCGGCGCTAGGTCGGGAATGCCCCGCGTTTGGCTGGCCCGCATGTTGTGGTTGGAATGAATCAGCACATTGCGCCGGCTCTGCTCACCGAACAGCGGCACCCGCTGCCAGCTCGCTTTCGACCGCAAAAAGCGTTTGGCCGGGCTGGTTTGCAGCACATGTACCGCCACGGCGGCGCCGTGTTCGTCCAGTTCGAAACCGCCCGATAGATTATCGCTGTCGGGCTTGTTGTTCGGGTTGCACACCCGGTCGGACTCGACCGACTGAAAGTGTGTCGCATACGGTGACCCGTCACGCTCGAAGTGCGGCAGCAACAGGAACGCGTCGCCATTCACCCGGGCGCTATGGAACAGCTCGGCTTGCTTCTGAAAGAAGGTCTTGCGCCGCGCGGCGTCCGCCTCCAGGCAATCGGCCGCCAGGTTGAACTCACGCAACATTTGCGCCTGTAACACTTCCGCCTGTTGCGAACTCAGCCCCAGGAATTCGGCGTCGATGCTCGGCTCGGGCCGTAGCCCGGTGCCGATCACATAGACCGTCTTGGTTTTCATGGCGCCGTGGGCAATCGGGTTATTGCGCTCCAAGTCGCGCGACCGCGACCGCAGGGTCGCCAGTTCGGGGTTAACGTCGCCGTCGGCGTCCTTTTTCGACGTGAACCATGATTTCAGCGCCGGGCGACTTTTTGACGCTCCGGCGAATGAATCCAGGGCGTCGAGGCTCATCCGGTTCCGCGCGCGCTCCAATCCCGCCGAGGCGGAAAAGAAACCGACCACGCGGTCGAAGACGTTTCGACTCATATCGGAATCCCTTGTCGAGCCACCGGCCCACCGCGCAGGCTGCGCCGCAGGCGGTCACGTTGTGCATACAGGGTTTTAAGGTCGGCCATTTGCACTTTTCGGGTCCCGGCGGCCGTCGTCACCTCGACGTTTTGACCGCCCTGCAGGACATCGAGGATGGCCTTGTCGATGGTGTCGATTTCCGCCCGAATTGCCCGTCGGTTTCGGCTCATAGCTGGCACTCACTCACCGCCCCCCGGCGGCGTTTTTTCCGCTTTGGCGCCGGCGCTGCCGGCTCCGGTGGGGGCTTGGGTTTCTGTTTCACCGGCGCGCCCTGGGGCAACGCGGGCATGTCGGTTAGGTCAGTCTCGGTTTCGTCCGGCTGGTCTAGCATTTCGTCCCCCAGGCGCGGCAGGCGGTGCACCTGCTCAAGATGGGCCGCTGTCGCCGCCAATACCTCGGCGTCGAAATAGTGGTTATCGGTGCGCAGCTTGTGCCAGAACACACGGCCCGCCTGGGTCACCAGCCGCGCCTCGGCGACCACCTGCTGGCAGTAATCGTCGGTCGCGTCTTGCGCGATGTACCAGGCGCCTGCATGTTCGACCGGCCATTCGATACGGGCATGCACCCAGCTTTTGAAGTGGTCGGTGTGAATGTGCATCAGCTTCAGTGGTTGCCGTTCGTGGCCCTTCTGGTCCACGTCAGCGAACTTGTACGGCTTGTCTTGTTGCTGCCGGCCCTTGGTCGGTACCGCACGGCCGTAGTAGCGCCGGCAGAACTGATAGACCATGTGCACCGGCGCGGCCTTGCCGCCGGGCTTATAGCCCGAGTCGACCAACATCCGCGCAATCGGTCGGCCTTCGTAGGTCGTTTCCAGCAGCGCGGCCAAGTCCTGCCACACCTGTTCCTGTTCGGTGTCGCCCCAGATTTCGCCGTGCTCAATCAGCCAGGACGAAAAGTTGTAGCCGAAGCCACGCACCACATAGACCAGGCGATCACCTTGCACGTCGACGCCGGCGACGATCAGTTGCACCCCGCGCGGCACCTCGCCAAAGGCATAGGGCCGGCGTAGCGCGGCGACCGACTGCCAGGCCGGCGCCTCGCCCTTGACCATGTACAGCTCGCCAAACGCGGTGTTAATCGCCGCCTGCATCCGCCCAGGTTCACCGGACAGCAAGGCCACCACGAACTTGCGCGCGCGCTGGCCAAAGGTCTGCCAGGGCGAGCACAACCCGGACACCCAAAACGACGCCGAAGTGTCTGCCTCCAGCGGCGCCAGGTAGGTGCCGAATTCGACCGTTACCGTAACGCCGCCCTGCTCAATCTGTGCACCCGCCGCGTTGAAGCCAACCAGGCGCTGGCCCGGGGCGACAAACACACCCCGGTCATTCATCCACTCTTTCGACTCTTCGGCGATCATGCCGGCGCAGTGCGGGCAGAACAGCCGGGCGTCGTCCAAGGCCTGTTTGGGCGTTGCCCCATCGGGGATGTACAGCGTGCCGAAACGCGGGATGAAGTAGCGCCCGCACTCCTGATGCGCGCACGGCCAGGCCCATTCATGCCGCGTGCCTTCCTGCCACAGCTTCCACACCGGCGAATGGACATCGTCCGAAGGCCGCCAGCGTTCCAGGCCGTCGTCGTCGGTTTCGGTTTCCACGCTGCCAACAGTCGGTGTCGAAACAACCGTCACATTGCCGTCGATGAAGTTGGAAATACGCGCTTCGGCCAGACTGATCGGGTCGCCTTCGCCGCCGACGTTATTGCCCATACGGTCGCGTTCGTCGACGAACACGTCGCGCGACGGGTGCGACGCCAGCTCGGTCGCCGAGCCCGCCCAGCCGAAACCAATGCGTTGGCCGTTGATAAACTTTTCGTTGATCGTGTCTTGCTTGCCCTTGGCCAGCGCTTCGAACAACGACGGCACCGATTTCAGCAGCTTGGAAAAACGATCCTTGCTCACCGACTCGACGTTCTTGCGGGTCGGGCCGATGTACAACACCGGACCGGGGTCGTCGTCCATCCGCCAGCCAACGGCATTCAACAGCACGCCGTCTGTCTTCGACATCTGCGCGCCCATCACGCCAGTGACCATCTTGTACAGCGGGTCGCGGATAGCCTCGGTAATGCCCTTGACCCAGGGCGCGCGGTTGCTGTTCCACGGACCCGGCTCGGGACTGCCCGGCGGCAAAATGCGTTTTTGGTTCGCCCACAGCCAGGCCGCGCGCAGCGGCGCCGGGCGAAACACCTTGGCCCCCCGCTTAAGAATCCTCTTCAGACGGTGCGGCATGGATGTCTAACGCCTCCAGCATGTCGGCCGCGACCGACATGGCCCGGGTCAATTCGTCGTCGAATATCTGCAAACCCGCCGCCTCGTTACGCGCGGTGAAGACTTTGGGAATCACCTTGCGGCCCACCGGGCGCAGGATCATTGCCATTTGCGTCAAGGCGCTGGCCAGGGTCTGCTCGACCAGGTCGATGTCGATCAAGGTCTTTTTCTTTTCGCCCAGCTCCAGGGCACGCAACTCGGCTTCGGATTCCCGCGTCTTGCGGTCGGCGCGCAGCTTCATCAGCTCTTCTTGTTCCTTGCTGGTGGTTTGACCGTCAAGCGTGCTGCCGTCGCCCAGTTGCCTGGCCACCTCCCGGGCAATTTCCCAGGCGGTGGCCTTGGCCATGTCGATGCGCATGGGGTCGCCCTTCTTGCCGCCGCCTTCATGCGGCAGGCCCTCGGCCAGCCAGCGCGAGACGGTGCGCGCGGACACCCCCCGGGCATCGGCGTAATCGGCTTTGTTCAGGATCAGCGGCATAGGTCGACCAGTGCGAAGGGATGGCCAAGCAATTGGCCTATTTGTCCACCTTGCCCTTCTCGTTCGGCGCACACGTCGCCAGCAAAATCAAGGGCTCCACGCGGCCAACTGTTTAAAAAACGAGCGATAAAGGTGGACAAAGGGCGCGCTTTTCCGAAAACCGAAAAATTCGCGAGCCGCGCGGGCCTGACGACCGTAGGTTCAAATTTTGGAGCCAGAGGGACCCAGATCTATCGGCGCGCCATTGTGGTGGGTGGTCGGTGCCTGTTGTTGGATGCATGCCAGCACCTGGGCGGCGCAGGTCTTCAACGCGTCTTCAGTTACTAACACGGCATCCTCCCATTGCTCATTGGCCAGCACCGCCGGGCGTGCCGGCAGGCGGCAGGCTACCAGGGGACAGGGCTGCACCTGGATTGTACTGGGTTGGGTCGGTGGTTTCTGGACGTGCGAACTGCACCCCGTAAGCAGCAGGTACAGCACCGGCCAAGTAATCGGCGATAGCTTGATCATTCTCTTTAAGCTCCTGTAGCGCGTTACGCGTAACGGCACCATCCTTAGCGATGGTCTGCGCCAATGATCGGAACAAGCGGTCAGCGGTCTGCGCTTGCTTCAGTTGGGCACGCTGGTCAGCGATCACCCCCGACTGTTCGGCGGTTCGCTGCTGTTCGGCTGTCAGCTGATTACCGACATTGCCGCTGGCCTGTTCGGCCAACGCGCGGGCAGAGTCCATGGCCTCGATGCGCCAGAGAGCCAAGGCCGCGACCAGCAACGCGATACCCCAGGGAATCAGTTTCATACCATCACCACTTGAGTCGGGCCGACCACCACTGCGGCAGCCAGCAGGAACACGGCCACACTCACCAGCGCGCCGGTCACAAGTCCCACGCACATAAGGTTTCCTCCAGGGAGCGACGATGGATGATGCCGTCGCACTTGCTGCTCTTCAGCAAGCAATCCTTACCGGCCACGTATCGCCACCGCTTGAGTTGATCGCACGCTTGCACGTACTGCCCTTGGCGCAGCAGGCTGGCCGCTGTCGAGCCGCAGAACTTTGGGCCGCCGACGTTGTAGGCAAACAAGCCCCACCCCGCTTTCATCGATTCAGGCATCAGGTCGTGGGTGGTTACACACCGCGCAACGTCCCTCAGTCCGATGTCGATGGCCTCACGGTTGCGGCGCGTGCAGCCCTCGACTGTTTCAATGTCGCCCAGCCTCACCCCCTTGGTCACTCCTCCGCAGATGGTAGGAACGCCACCAATGTCTAGATAGGCATGCAGAGGGTTGCCCTCGACGATGGGGACAGCCACGTCCATCAGCTGATAGGCCGAACCACCGGCAGTCAACACCGCCAGAAGCGCGGCCGGCAGCTTTATTTTCGCCATGCCGTCACCGCTGACTTGACCGAGCTAATCAGCGTGGTCCGCCAGGACGGGAACGCCTTGTCGAGCAATAACAACAGGGTGTACAGCAGTGTCATCCAGCCAATCAGGTGGCTAATTTCAAAGCCGAAAAGCGTGGTGCTGCTGAAATACGCCACCGGCGGTGCGGCTTTCGCGACCGTCACCGCAAGGCCAGATTCTGTGTTCACTTTTCTGTCCCCATAAAAAAACCCCTGCCATTGCGGGCCGGGGCTTGAAAGGTTGTTACCCCCCGCTTCGGGAGAGTGGAAAAAAGCCCGCAGTATGAGCAGACAAATGTTGCATTCCTAAACGAAAAAGCCCCGCATGGCGGGGCGTTCAAACGGGCACAAAAAATCGGCTAAATTGGTGGGCTTTTGAAAGGAGTCGCGCTGCGTTCACAGCAACTCACGCTGCTATAAAAACAAATCTATTCCGCGCGGAAAAGGTTTTTCGTCAAATCAAGAGCGGCTACGGCTCAATCTGTTGGCTACACGCGTTTCTGAATTATCCGGCGAACAAATGCTCTGTCTCAGAGCACCCATTCGATATTTATTATGCGCTTTCACTTTTATTCATTCGGATTACTTCATTAACTGTGACCTCAACGGCACTATCGACGCTTTCAAACCGCCACCCAGAAAGCTTCTGGTAATGCTTAAAACGGCTCCAGAAGCCCTCATACTCGGACACCTCTTCGAATTTAAGCTTGTCTTTTTCAGAGTACGGCACCACATAGACATAAATAAAACTGCCGATCCTAAACTCAGAAACCAGGTGCGGCAAACTATAATCATCACTCTTCCTAATATAGTTTGTTATTTCTGGCGGCATTGCAAAACCAGCATGAAACACATTCATTGCTATTTTCGGCAAATGCTGCCCCGGACTCTCTCCGTACCTTAACCACCGCAAAGTAGCATTAAACCAAACAATATCTTGCTCGCCAATTGTGGACAAACTTATCTTACAAAGAGCCTTGTAGAGTTTCAGAGGAGTAAACTTTTTGGACGACTCAAACTCAACCACCAAGCCTTTATCTGGCGTGAAGTTAATTTTTTCCGCCACAACAACCGGTATACCACCCTGATTAATAATCTTCCCATTCTTATAGCTTATCGTCGGAATTCCGCCCTTACCTTTCACACCCAGAAATGCCCTATAAACATCCAAGTACTCAATTAAGTTAGGCTCTATATCATTGCCAAAAAACTCATTACACCCATCACATTCATTCGCAAGAAGTATATTTTTGTTGCCAAGCGCTTCCGGTATCGCATGTGCAACGTTGCTGAAGGTGGCGCCGTCCTCCTGACGCTCCCCGCAGAATCTACACTTGCGATCCTCCTTCTTCGCATTAGCTATAATCGTTCTCCTATTATTTCTAGGCTGTGAGATATTGTAATTCTTCAACAGGTCGCCAAAAAGCTCTTCAGAGCCATCCGTCTCCTCTTGGAAATTTTCACCATCAATAAATTCACGACCCTTCTCATTCAGAGCTTCAAGATAAGTCTCCAGCTTAAGTTTCAAAGCTGTATCCGATGGAATTTCGCCCAAAACAAGAAAGTATTGATTTTCAGGAAGACCCGATATCTTTTTACCCAATCTCTTCAGCATTGGAAATGCTGGGAAATTCTCACCCACAAACTCTGTAATTTTTTGTTTTAACTCTTTCGTCGCTTTCTGTTCAGCCTTAATTCTCACGCCTCCGGCTTCCACTTCTCCAAAGCACATCAGTAGACTACTGAATATAGTTTCACATTCAACAGTTACAGGACTTAAGACCAAAGCAAACCCATCATCCAAAGTCATAAAACTAATTTGCAAACTCTGCATACATGAAATCCTTTCCATTGAATTTTAGTGCATAAATGAACGCACATCTCAGATACCGCATAACATACAACACAGGCATGCCTGGACTTATTGAGGTTATGAAGCAGCTCAGGTTTCCGGCATACGTTCATACGCCCTCTCAGCTGCAACTTTTGGTACTAGATTGCATTAAATGACACAAGTCAAGCTGCGTTCCTCATATAAATTACAGCGCAATCTATCCAGGCCGCACCTGCCCTAGCCAGCTCCCTCGCTTTGCCTTCGCTGATACCGTAATGCTTGCCAACTCGCACCATGGGCCATTTAGCACCATAGTACAGCCAGATAATGTCGCCCATCTGCTGATCGCGGTGCGTGAGCCTCGCCACGGCATTATCGATGGCAATCGCCCAGTCGTCCGTGATGCAGTAGTTCTTACTCGCCGACGGCTGCGGCATCGCCTGGCACATCAGCGCAAATGTCGGCGAGGCGTAAACTGGTACGCCTGCCCCATCCATTCGCCACCAGCCCCACTGCTCCAGCAGGTACTCGGTATCTCCCAAAGGTCGGCCCGCCGGCTTACGAATCATCATGCTCTCAATCCCCTGTGTAATTTGTGCCGCCCGCGCCCAGGCGGTTCGGCTTTTCATATAGGTGCGATGGCCCGACTACATTGGTCGGACCTTTCAGTGCTGCAATTTCGTGCTGCGCCTGCTGGAGCTTGAAGCTCAATTGGGTGACCAGTTCGTCCAAGGAAAGCACCAACCTACTGCCCGAAGCGACCCAACCTGAGGCATTGCAATCAGTGCATACGAGCTCATAAAACACCCCCTGCACTACCGCTTTACCCCTGCAAACCGGACAAGGCTCCAAGTCAATTCGCTGTCTCTTAAAGCCTTGGGCCCGCCCTTTCTGCATGTTTCGAAACCTCGCCCTTAACAAATTGCGGAATCGACTCGCAGGCCGCGCCGTTCAAGGCGTCTACGATGTTTTGCGAATCTTCATATCTAACGCCTGTCTGCTCGTGAATCGCCTTGAAGCCACGCTCATCTAACCAGTTGTGCCACTTCACCAGAGCCAGCCGCCGCTGCTCCTTGGCCTGGGTATTGATGTACGTCGAAGCGATCTTGCCGAGGGAGTGGTTCAGTAGCATCTCGCCGATGTGGCCGTCGACGCCGAGGTCAGTCCAGGCGGTACGCGCTACCTTGCGCAGGTCGTGACTGGTCCAGGCGCCCTGCCCCAATCGGGTGAACACGGCACTGGCCTGGTTATCGCTCAGCGGCTTCCCCCGGCGAGATGGGAACAGGAATGGACCCTCGTACCCTTGAGCGGTTTGTCGTTCACGGTAGCGGCGCAGCAACGCGCACACCTGGTCAGTCAGTGGCACCCGCAGCTCGGTCTTGCTCTTCGTGTGTTCGGCCGGCAGGAACCACTCACGCTCAGCCAACGCAATGTCGGCCCAGCGAGCCTGCCGGGTTTCGCCGATGCGGGTACCGTGGCAAAGCATCATCAGGGCCAGCATGGCGTCAGCCGGCGCGCTCTCGAAACGCTCGGTCAACTGCTCCACCAGCTCCGGCAACTGCACATCGCGCAGGCGGGCGGGCTTCGGCAAGATGCGAGCCGTCGTGAAGTTGATGAACTTGAGCTCGGCCATCGGGTTGACCGGGATCAGGTCCAGCTTGCGGGCCTGACGAAAGGCCACCGCGAGCAGGCGATACAGCTGCTGGACGTACGACAGCGACAACTCTTCCTGAGCCGGCCACATCAGCAGCTTGTCCAGCGTTTGGGCATTGACGTCGCGAATCAGCAGATCACCCAGGCGCGGCTTGAGCTGGCAACTGATGGCCGACTTGCCGGCTGAACGGCGTTTGACAGACAGCGCGCGGGAACGAGCCATGCGGTCGGCGAACCAATCCAGCAGCTCACCGACGGTTACCCACCCCGAAACACTGGCGGCACCATCGGCTGCCACGCGCATGCGCACTGCGGGCAAGGCCGCAACAACTTGCTTGGCGGAGAGGTCGGGAAAGGCGCCGATGCGGTGCCATTTGCGTTTGTTCAGCAGGTACCAAGACCCGCGCGCGCGATTCTTTGCATAACGGAAGTGCAACGCCGGGTGACTGGCATCACGCAGGTCGCGCACATGCTCCAGCATGGCATTGCGCTGAATCTCGGCGTCCGACAGCTTTACGGTCAGGGTCTTGATCAGTGTGTTCAATCGGTTCTCTCCGGTTGGACGAAGCGGTCCACCACTTCAAACGTTGAAGGCCACATCCAAGCGCCATACCGCTTGGCCATGGCCTCATCGGCAAAGAGCGCCAAGGCATGGTCTGGCAAATAGCTCAAATCCAATTTGGAAGAGCAGCAAAACACCGCGAAGCGGTAGTTGGACGGATCGGGGACAGCGAGTCGCCTTGTGCTCATCAAAACGAATCCTTTTTGCGGTAACGGTTGGCCAGGCTGGTTACTTTTTCCGGCTGCTCAACAGGCTCTGGCTTCCACCCGGCAGCAAGGTTTTCAAAACGGTTGTATTGGCCAAGGAAGGCAGTGCGAACGGTGCCCATCTCGATGTCCCGCCCCTTGCCGATGATGATTTCGGCAATGCCTTTGGCGTCGGTGTTTTCGTGATAGACCTCGTCGCGGTACACGAACAGGATCACGTCGGCGTCTTGCTCGATGGCGCCGGATTCCCTCAAGTCCGAGGGGATTGGCCGTTTGTTCGGGCGCTCTTCGCATTTGCGAGAGAGCTGGCTCAGCAGCACAACAGGGATGCCCAGCTCCTTGGCGAGCAGTTTGCAACCCCGACTGATGCTGCTGACCTCTTCGGTTCGATTACCGCCCTCGCCTTCCAGCAATTGCAGGTAATCAATCATCAGCAGGTCCAGGCCGTAACGCATCTTGTGGCGGCGGGCCAGTGAGCGGATGCGGCCAATCGACGAGCCGGCCCGGTCAGCGATGTACAGCGGAGCACGGCGAAGCACGCCGGCCGCAGCAGAGAGTTCCGCCCCATGGCTCTGGCACGCCGTTCCGTTCTTCACCAACGTGAGCGGAATACGTCCCTCGGACGCCACAGCCCGATCCAGCAATTGGCCTTTGTTCATCTCCAGGCTGATGACGAGCGCCGACTTGCTTTGGCGCACAGCAGCCTCGACAACAAACCCCATGGCGAGCGTGGTCTTGCCCATGGCAGGACGGCCCGCAACGATGTACAGGTGATCCGGCTGCAGGCCGCCCAGCTTTTCGTCCAAGTCTTTCAGGCCGGTCGATAGGCCGATCAGCGTTTCACCGCGGGCATGGCGATCATGACGCTCCTGCCACACCTCCAGTTGGTCGGCCAGCACGTCACCCACTTTGACGATGTCGTCATCACCGGAGCCGCAGTCAATCGCCATGGCTGCAGCCTGGACAGCGGCGATTTTCGCCTGCACATCCTGATCGCTGTGCGCGATGTCCATGGCTTGGCTGCCCAGGTCAAACAGTGATCGCTCGATTGCCCTCTCTCGCACGATTCCCGCGTAGGTCTTGGCGCTAGCAACACTAGGAGTACCGTTTACGATTTCGGCACAGTAGGCAAAAGCAGGACTGCCATCCGGCAAGTCGCCAACGTGATCACCCACCGTGAGGAAGTCGACTGACTTGCCGGCCGAGCGGACCGCCATGATCCCCCGATACACCTCGGCGTTTGCCGGGAAGTAGAACGATTCGGCAGACAGATCGTCGCTCAGGGAGTCGATCAGTTCAGGGCGCTGCATCATCGCGCCCAGCAGGCCGTGTTCGGCCTCGATGCTGTAGGGATCACGCATTGTAATTGCCCTCCACAACCTTGACGAAGTTGCTCGGGGCGATCAGCCAGTCGAAATTGCAGCGGAAAGGGCTGCCGCCAGCAGCGGACACCTCCCCCATCAGGAACTTGCTCGAACGTACCAGTGCGAAGTACTCAGCCCAGAATTGGAGATCCTGGTGCACGTCGCTCTCGCTCCAGCGGGCACCGATCTTGGCGATCCGATCCTTGGTCAACATCACGACTCGAGGAAACTCTGGAATCGTCTTGTTGAACAAATCGACGATTGCCTGAGTTGGGCACTTCGGTTTCGAAATCTTGGGTGGCGGCTCATCGTCGCCAAGAGGTGACGGTTCACTTGATGGTTCTATTTTGGTTCTGGGTGCGGCTGCTGCGGGGGTTTCTGTCGTGACCTGCGGGGGTGATGGTGCATCTGCTGCGGGGTGCAACTCTTGCGGGGGTGCATATGCCGCTGGGGTCAGGGTGTACATCGTCGAGCGGCCCATCCGTTCACGGACCGACAGCAGGCCAACCTGACCCAGCCACTTGATGGCCGTTTGAACGGTCCGTTCAGCAAGGCAGGTTCGTTCCGCGATACGGGCAACCGATGGCCAGCAGACACCCTCGTCGTTTGCGTTGTCCGCCAACGAGATCAGCACAGCCTTTTGCGGCCCACTCATGCCCTGGAGCGGCCAGCACATGCTCATGATTATGGTGCTCACAGCTGATCTCCAGTCTCAGATTCAACCGCGACGCTGCGCCGTGACACGTTTGACGAATTCTCGAAAAGTGTCACGACACGGCGGGTATTGCCGGGAGTAGCGATCGTGTTCATAATGGCCCCTCAAGTGTTTGCTGTTGAAGAAGCCGGGTTGCAGCCCGGCTTTTTTGTGCCTGCGATTCAGGCGACCTTTACTGATGCCTTCAGCTGCGCCAGCGCCTCTTCGGCATGAGCGATTTCTTTCAAAATCCGGGCGCGCTCTACCTGGTCAACACGGCCATCAGCCATCGCCAAGTGCGTCTCGACGGTGACCTCAGCAAACTCCAGCGTGGCGCGCCCAAGCGCCTCGTGAATGCCGAGGGCCACTGGTTGTTCTTTTTTCAGGATCGAGTAACCGAACTCGCCAGCCAGAGCGGCCAACGGGCGCATGTCTTGCGTGTGCAGGAGCAGCGCATACAGGTGCTTCACGTTGAACCAGGCGCCGTCGTAGTTAGCATTGGCACGCTGAAGCAGGCTCACCGGCGGCATGTTCATCATCGTGGCCAGTTGCTTGGTGTTGGCTTCATCAACCACGGTGTCGCAGGCCTTCAGAAAATCGTGCATCCGTAAAACCTCATGCTTGTTTATGTGGCTGCGCGCCATCACGCATCGCAAAATGTTTCTCAAGGACCAGAGCGATTAGAAATCGCTTCAGGCCACCATTTCGGCCCATGGATTTGAGCGGGCGACCGCTTCGCTCAGTTCACAGCGGGTTGTGGGTTAGGCGGCGGAAAGCTCAGGCCAGATCTGGCACCAGTCACTTGGGCGCAGCTCTTTTCTTGAAAGGGTCCCGCTTAACTCGCGCTCAAGCGAAACAGCAAGCGCGGCGGAAGCCTGCTTGTTGCCGTACGCAATCTGTTTTAGGTAGCCGCGACTGGTGCCGGTACGTTCGATAGCCTCATCCGAAGCAGTCTTTAGCCATTCCAGTAGTTGGGCATGTTTGGTTCGCATCACGATTCTCCTCAGCGACACGCCAATTCTTACCCACAGGTAATCACAAAGCAATACCCGCAGGCCATTTACCTATAAGTAACGGAAAAGCATATTTGCGCCATGGATATAAACTTGATTCGAAAGGCCAATCTTCAGCTCCTGCTGGACCGCGAATACGGCGCGGGAACGCACGGCGCGAAAGCCGATCTTGCAAAGCGCGTCGACAAGCAACCCGACTACATTTCCCGCTGCCTTTATTCACCTGAGAAGAAGGGGGGGAAAAATATCGGTGAGGGTTTTGCGCGGCTGATTGAGGAAAAATTCGGCTTAGCCAGGTACGCCTTCGATTCTCCTGGGCTCGGCGGCGCGGGTGAGGTGATAGACATCGAAGGCCTGCCGGCTCCGCTCGCTCAGAAGATCAAAAGCTATAGACCGGTCATAGAGATCGAACGCTTTGACATATCTGGGTCAATGGGCCATGGCACGGAGCCGCCTGAAATGAACATGGTCGTTGAGCACATGAGCCTTGATGCTGGGTGGGTTCGTCAAAATCTGGTCTACACCGCTGCCGAAAATCTCAAGCTGATATCAGGTCGAGGTGACTCCATGGCTCCTACCATTCGTAATGGTGACGCCTTACTTGTTGATGCCGGGGTTACGTCAGTTCAATCCGACGCAATCTACTTCTTCATCATGCGCGGGCAGCACCACGTGAAGCGTATCCAGCGCAACCTGGACGGCTTGACGATCATTTCGGACAACGATCAGTACCGTGAGATCGACGTGCCGGAGGGTCGGGAGGGCGACATTCAAATTCTGGCCCAGATCATTTACTGGTGGACCGGCCGGAGCTTCTGATCCTGCCCTTGTTTTACTTGGAGTAAGGTTATGGAAAACACACCCACGGCCAGCGTTATGTCGTTGCGCACTGGGCGGCTTCTGCCTGGCTATGTCGTACTTGATGAGGGCGTGAACGCTCCAATGAGGGGTATTGCAGCCACCCCTGACGGCGAAATATCCGTCATCGCAAAAAAAATTGGCACTAGAACATTAGCCGTAGAAGCTCTTTGCGCTGTATATGGCAGATCAGTGGGACTCCCCATACCTGAGCCTATATTCGTGTTCGATGATGATCTGGGTTGGATGTTTGCCAGTACCGACGTTGGGCACCCTAATCTGAATCAGTTCGTAACAACCGATAGCATCGCGATGAGCGAAAGGCTTCTTGCGTGGCCGCACCTTCTTTCTGCTGCGTGCTTTGATGAGCTGATGGTGAACTCGGACAGGCATGACGGAAATATCCTCTATGACGGCCTTGATTTTACGCTTATAGACCACGACCTATGCCTGCCGAGCGGGATGCTGGCTGACGCCGCGATGGCTGCTCACCACAGCAATGCGCTTCTGGATATTCTTATCGCTGCGCTGCCAGAAGGCGACTTGGGTAAGCGGAAGCTGATCAAGGATTCAAATGCGTGGATTGCATCTCGGGATGATGTCTCTGCGCAGCAGGCTGAAGGCGCGATCACCGGGCTTTGTACTCACGAGACAAAGGATCAGCTAATATCATTTGTCAGAGAGCGTCTTTCTACACTCACGAATTTGCTTGCCGCAAAGATAAATCCAGACCAAGGGAGGCTTGATTTCTAACATGATAAATTTAGACTCGCTCCTCCCTAGCCTGCCTCCCATGCCAACGTACACCGGCGCGTGGGCATCGATATACCTAGAGCCGATGATTGCTTCTGGAGAACGCCTTACCATCGCTGTTGCAGCTCTTGCTGACGACGGTCTTGTAAAGGTTTGTCCGGCCATAAAGGGCCATGTGCTTGAAGCAATGTTTTCCGCTAGAGCAACTGCTTTTTCCGGACTGATCGATTTGCTAGCCCGCGATCTGGAACTGCACTTGAGGAAAAATCACCACTTCGAAGGCTGGGTCCCCCCAATTTCTGGGGTTACCATGAGCGACGCAAAACGTGCCGCCTCTAGCGATATTGATGGGATAATTCGACAAGCCGTAAGGATGACGGCAAGCCTCTCGGCCCTTGATATGAGTGGTGCGCCAATGGTGCCTGTCGAGAGAATCTTGATTCCTGCTGATGATCGGTGGCCGAAGCAATTCGAGACAGAGGCTGTTCGCCGAGACAGTCGGCTACAGCGCTTCTTCAATCAAAAGATCGCGATTTCTGAGCCATCCAAGCCGCTCAGTTTCTTCTTTTTGAGCGATAAAATAGCAATGAACACTGGGCGCCTAATTCCTGGTAGAGGCCTATCGGCTTACTTGGAGCACAACAAAGCACGGCTTCTAGATCTACGTGTAGCGAGAGAGAAGCAACAGCTATTCGTGCGAACCCATTTCGAACTAGTAGTCTTCCGCCCAGGTTTTAACGACCCAACCTATAGCACCAAGCAAATCGACGCACTCAAGCGCTCCCTCAACACTCTTGAAGAAGCATGCGATGAACACAAGGTCAGGGTCACCCAGGTGCAAAGCGCCGAAGAGGCTGCCGACCGGCTTCTTGCTGTGGCATAGCGGTCAGCCCCTGAACGTCCGAGCCCGCCACCCGTGCGGGCTTTTTTACGCCTGCGCCCCAAAGGAGTACAAATGTACTCTACCCATCTTGCCTTTTACCAATGGATAAAATACTGTTTATTCATACAGCAAATGGAGTTTCATCGTGTCCAAAGCAAAGAAGCCGGCAGCAGCCCCTGCCCCGCCCTCCTCCTACGAACTGATGGGTATGCGAGTGCAGAAGATCATCAATTCGACTGGCGCGCAGACTGCAAAGCGCGCTGTCATCTATAAGGCTCCGGATGAGTTGACGGAAGATTGGGACCAGTTGCTAGAAGCCATCGACGAAGCCGACAACGTGACCAGTGCCCGCCAGGACGATGGCGGCGTGCAGATCTTTTGGACGGTGCCGAAAGACGATTGATCAAAACGAATGACTGAAGCCCGCCGATGTGCGGGCTTTTTTGTGGGCGTCTAAAAACACTATTACCTATAGGTATTGACTCAATACATTACCCTTAGGTATTGTTAACCCATCGCAGCGATACACATCCACTGCGAAGGGCCGAGAGGCCTGCCGCTCTTTAACAGCCAGCGCAACAAACGAACAACAGACCGCATTGCCTCTACCGGCGACCGGCGAGCAGACAGGCCCGAAAGCCTGCCAACGACAGGAACAACCTAGACGGCTGCTCGATGGTGAAACGCCAGAACCGTGTGAGTGACCCGGCATGCAATGCGCCCCGCTTCTCCAGCGGCAATAGGACGGAAAGCATCACTGAGCAGCCTTCTCGCGAGGGCTGCTTGGGATGACAACCGACAGGACAGATCCCTCATGAAGCACTCAGCAGCTGTTTCCCTTCTCGACCAGTGCGCCACCAACTACGAGCGCAACGCGGTCATTCAGGAAAAGGAAGGACGGTACGACGACGCGGCAAACAGCAGGACGATTGCCGCCGACTACCGGCAGGCAATCGAAACACTCCAGGCTGAATAAGCATCACTTCTGCCCATTCACTGAGTGGGCAGCGGGATGCGGATGACTCTGCACCGCGCAACGCGGCCCCCTGCATATCAACCAACCCAGCACGGAGGATTAGCAGCCATGTAACCGACAGATATCGAAGCCCGCTCAATGGCGGCACCTGCGATCACGTAGGGAGGTCTTCGTGACGCAAACAAAAGCCCGGTTCCGATCGGGCTTTTTTTCGCCTGCCTTTATTCGTCAGCACTCTCCCCTGCGCCCAGCGGCAGCCAGCAGGAGGCCCGAGTGCTGACGAATAAACGCAACCCCACAGCAAGGAATCGCCATGCATCAATTACTTCAGCAGCGAGTCGACGGGGTTGCCGCCCTGCGTGCTCGTGCAAGCATTGCCACCGCCGCGTTCTACGCCCTGATTGGCAAGGAGCAGCCTGTGCAAGAAATTCGCTACCAGGTCGTCACCAAGGGCAATGCCTATCACATTGTCGAGCGTTCCACCGGCTTGACCAAAGGCTTTCGCTGGGCGTGGAAAGAAGCCATCAACTTTGCTCAGGTTTTGGAAGCGCGCGCCGACGGCATCAAGTTCCCGGGGCAGCCGTGAGACGAATCAGCAACCAGGTGCGCCAGCGACGACGACAGACATGGCTGGATCTACCGGCCCACGAAATTGATGAGGCAGGCCATGGCCAAGAGCAACGCGGATATTCAGCGGGACAAGCGCGCCAAGGAGAAAGCCTTGCTCGACCGGATCGGCGCCGAGAAGCGGTCGTTGATTGTGTCGAAGGCGCTGGATGATGCGCTCCATGTGCTGGGCGAGCGCCACGACTTCGAGGAGTGGCAGGAGACGGTGTCGACCTTCCTGATCAACCTCGCCGCTGCGCCGGCCAAAGAATCAGCCCGCTTCGCCATCATGTCGCGACACAAATTCACGATCAGTGAAAATGTGTCGCGCAAACTTGAGCTCGCCTACAACCGAGAAGCCCTGAGCATCTGTCACGACGATTGATCGCGGGCCTTTCAGCTACTCGGCCCTAATCACCTCTCTCATTCTTTCTTGCCACGCTGCCACAAGAGCTGGGTCGGATGAAATTATGGGCGTCATTTCGTCAAGATTTTTTGTAACGTGCCCGAAAGCTGGAGGCAACTTTCCGTTACCGGTATTGCCACTATAGAAACCCGATAAGAGACTTTGGAGCAGGAAGACGTTTTCAATATTTAGCCGAGCCACCTTACGCAGCTCATCTCGAATCGCCTCCGCTTCAATCTTGGCTTCTTTGGCAGCCCGGACATCAGTCTTAATTGAAGCCTTCCAGACCGTGATTTCAGAAATGCTTTCTGGACCAATTATCAAAAAAAACGAAACTATCAGCCACAGCGTGGCGACAGTTATGAAAATTGTCACATCTATGCCACCGGCGAACAAAGCCACCGGCAGCCCAACAAGCAGTGGCCACAATATTGCGTAGCCTGTTCGCCTTGCAATTCCCTGAGCAACTTCGCTCATCTTGCGTCTCCCTGGTCCGACCCCATGCCGGCCACACGTAATAACCCACCACACCCCAAATTACCACTGTCGCATCCGGTCACGGAGGGCGGCGCCTACCTGAGGTAACCGCAATGCCTGTTCTCCACAGCATCATCCACAAGATCGACAAGAAGCCCGACGGCAGCCCAGCCATCCTGCACCACAGTGGCGCTGAGTTGGCGGAGAGCCAGGCTCGGGACGACCTGATGCACCAGCTCAACGAAAGCTACAACGCCAAGCAAGGTAAGGCCTGGGGCTTCTTTCATGCTGAATCTGGCGCCTTCCCCCTCAGCGGCTGGCTCAGTAAATACATGGCCGGCACCGAAAGCTTTGTGGATTTCAGCGGCGACGCCGTCGAGCACCTGACAAAGCTAATGGAGGAATCCAACCTGTCGATCGGTGGCAGCGCCCTCTTCTGCCACTACTTGCAAGGTATGACCGACTATTTGGTCATTGCTCTACTGCAGGAAACTGAAGCGGTGATCATGACTGAAGGGCTGACGCTGATGCCTATTCGGCGCTTGGATCTCGATCACATCCATCTGGCCGCGCGCATCAACCTCAGTGAGTGGAAGAGCAACCCAGCATCCCTCCAGTACATCTCGCTCATCAAGGGCAAGAACGGACGAAAGGCAAACGATTACTTCCGCGACTTCATTGGCTGCCAGGAAGGTGTCGACGGCCCGGGCGAGACCCGCACCCTTCTCAAGGCGTTTAGTGACTTCGTTGAAAGCGAAGACCTTGGCGAGGAATCTGCACGCGAAAAGACCAACACACTGGTCAGCTACGCGATGGCCCAAGCCAAGTTGGGCGAAGCGATTACCCTCGACGAGTTGTCGGAACTGCTCGATGAAGATCAGCCGAAGAACTTCGCAGACTTCATCCAAGCCAAGGATTACGGGCTTTCCGCCTCACTGCCGCCAGACAAGAAGACCCTCAACAAATTCCGGCGCTTCACCGGCCGGGCGGATGGTCTGTCGATCAGCTTTGAACAGCACCTGCTGGGCTCGAGGATCGAATTCGACAAGGAAGGCGGCACACTAACGCTGCGCGGCCTGCCCGTGGCGCTCACCGACCAGCTAAAGCGCGCGGCAGCCTGATTCTGTGTGGGTAAGCGCCGCCTTCCCGCATGCTGGGGGATGAGGCGCTTGCAAACTCAGTAGCGAACATCCAGGCCTTGCTCTTTGGCGAAAGCCGCTGCGCGCTCATAAGCAGCTACTTCAGCATCACTCTCAGTAAGGAACTCGCCTTTTCTGGTCGGTGTTACCTCTCGACCATTTACCGAGACTGATCCGATATCCCACCCACCTGCAGGCGCCGCTACCAAATGGACCTGCACTGACCCGCGCGAAGATGTTGAGCTGATTTTCATCTGACTCTCCTTGATCCGGCTCCATACCGGTCCGAACACAAATACCCCACTTCAACGAATCACGCCAGCCGGCGAGGCAGGCGTCTGCCTGGAGATAGCCATGGGCATCCCCGTGAACGCTTTGAAAGACGACGAGCTTTTGCACTATGCCGCGCTGGATCCGGGCGCCGCCACCGAGCTCGCCCGGCGCATCGCCGACAACAGTATTGATCCGAGCGCTGAGCGTGAAGAGTTGCGAGAAGACATTCGCCAGCTCGAAAGCCGTATCGAGGACAGCGAGGACGAACTGGACAACCTACGAGATGGTGTTGACGAGGCCTGCATCTGGATCAAGCGAGCAATGGACCCGGAAGACCGGGAGCTTTCACTGAATGCGCTGCTGCAAAAAGCGCTCGACTGCCTGGAGTGATGCTATGAGCACATTCGCAGTGTTTGGAATGAATGAACACTTCGCCCGCGAAGAGGCGAAGCGCAAGGTTCGCGACTTCAAGATTGAGAAAGGCCAGAGGATCGAACTGTCCATGAGCCAATGGCTCCAGGCTGTCGAAGAACGCGTCATCAAGATCATGGATGGCAAGCGTGTCGCTCAACTCAGCAGCATGTTCGATGCCCCCCAGTACGCCGCCGACTACGCCGAACGTATCCGCAAGCTTGGTCGATGCCGCGACGTCGTCATCAGAGCGAAGATCAAGCTGCCACAGAACGACTTAAGGCGGAAGTCGGCGACCAAGCTTTCGTGGATGGACTACTCGGCTGAATCAACAGCGATCGTCTGATCCGACCAATCTCGAAAATTAGCTCGCCCCCATTCGCTGCAGACGACTAACTGGACCTTTACGATCATTGATCGCATCGGCAAGCATTTTGAGAGCCTGCTTGCGCTCACCATAGACTTCTTCAAGCAAATACTCAGTAATTTCAAATGCATGCAAAGCGTCATCAAATTCAACTTCATTGCCTGGATGGCTTCCATGATTCCCAAGCCATCTGATTGCACTAAAAAGCTCTCTTACTGGGTTTTGCGCTTCCGGGAGTAACTGCATTCTGTTTCCAAAGGAAATGAATTTGTCCCCGTCTTTTTCTGGAATTCCTAGCTCCGTTAGGACCTTTTCAGCAGCAATTCTAATGTTGTTGCAGCACGACGCGGGGCTTGAAAAATAAAGAGCGCTCGCCGTACCAAGTGGCGAAGTTACGTCATTCGGAGCCTTCGATGGGTAATCAATTAGTTGAAGCGCCGGATGAAAATATGTTGGACGGAAGAATGAGTTGTATTCTCGAGTCCAATCGCCATTTTCATCAACGTCATACTCTTCCTCAACCACTCCATTCCCGACCACAAAAACGAGCTCCGAACAAGTAGTGCACTTAAGCGTGCAACTAAACACAAGCATAATGTTTTCTGGTTCCCACCAGTCTTCATTGTGCTCGGCACTAGAAGCTTCAGTTTCCTTAGAATTGAACTCTCCATCAATGCGGAGCAGGCCTGCGTAACAATGGGGGCACTTGTACTCTGGTATTTGTTTACTAGTGAATGCGCCTTTCAGTATTTCTTTATTCATTCCCTGCTCCAGTCATTCATTCATGAGGTCGCATCATAAATCTTGAGGTATCCACATGCCCACAGAAAACCAAATCCCTCGCGCGTAACCCTACCTAAACCCTACCAGCCTGCCGGTGAGCGGCAGGTGAGGAATCCTCATGTCAAAAGAAAATGTGTACGACGAACAAATCAGCCCGCTGGTTCACCAGATCATCGAAATCTGCAAGGAACACAACATCGCGTTGCTGCTCTCGGCCCAGCTCCAAGACGAAGACGATGAAACGCTTTACTGCACGAGCATCCTCCCCGGCGATGAGGATGTTTCAGATGAAAGATTCGTCCAAGCGCTGAACATCATCAGGCCGCCCAGCCGATCCGTGATGCACATGACCACTACCCATGCCGACGGCAGTCAGACGCTGACAGCAATCATCTGATCCTTTTCTTATGCCGCCAGGCGCGGCATAAACCATCTACGCCCAACCCGGGCAGAGGTATTCAATGAAGCGAGAACTGATAAAGATCAGCGAGTTTCAGCGCCGGCGCTGGGGCGAAAACGGAACACCACCCTGCCCCCAGGCAATTCGCAACCATATCCGCAACGGCATGGTCCCTGGCGAGCAGATTGGGAAACTCTGGTACGTTGACTGGACCGCATTCAACCGCTCGGACGGCAACGACCTGGTGGCGATGGTATTGAAAGGAGCTGCATGATGGCACCACGGCCGCGCAACACTGCGAACAAGAGCCTTCCGCAGAACCTGTACTTCGATGCGCGGCGCTCGACCTATCGCTACCGCCGGCCAACCGATGGCAAGTGGTTCCAGTTTGGTACCGACCGCATCAAAGCAATCGACGCTGCGAAGCAGTTGAACCTGGAGTTTATGCGCGGTGCCGACTTGGTCGGTGCTGTGCTGAACAAATCTGCCGAATCGTTTGCCGGGTTCCTCGATACCTACGAGCGCGATGTCCTGCCTCCGCGCGAGTTGGCCAAGGGCACACTCAATCTGTACGCGGTGCACTTTCGGCGATTTCGCAAGCAGTTTGAAGGCAAGGCAGTCGACCAGATCACGATCCGCATGGTCGCGGAGATGCTGGATGCCCTCACCCCTCGGACGGCAAACCAATGCCGGGCGCTGCTCATCGACATATTCAATCACGCTGCCGCCAAGGGCCTGTGCCCGGACAACCCGGCGGCCAGCACAATCAACCGCATTGAGAAGAAACAGCGCAAACGCCATACCGTCGAAGGCTTGAAAGCCATCCGGGAGAAAGCGCCAGCTTGGCTACAAAATGCGATTGACCTCGCCCTGATCACTGCCCAGCGCCGGACGGACATTCTGGACATGCGCTTCGACGGCGTTCGGGAGGGTTTCCTGTACTTGGTACAGAAGAAGACGGCAAAGGCCAGTGACGCTGCGTGGATCCGCTTCCGGGTGACACCTGAATTGCAGGCCGTGATTAGCCGATGCCGTGACGACACTGCTTCGCCGTACCTGGTGCACCGCAAGCCTGATCGCCTGAAACAGAAGCAGGCGCAGACCAAGGACCACTGGACGAAGGTTGAAGAGCGGTATTTGACGCGAGCATTCAAGGATGCCAGAGAGGCGGCAAACTGCTACGCGGGATGGAAGGAAGAAGAGATGCCGGGCTTCCACGAAGTGCGAGCGCTGTCACTGCACTTGTATAAGAAAGCCGGAAAGGATGGACAGAAAATCGCGGGGCATGCCAGCGAAGGTATGACCAAAAACTACCAACGTGACCACGAGGAAATCATCTGGTCAGAGGCGATTCCGGACCTGAATATCAGCGAAATCACTGGGTAG